GATAGAGCGTTAGTTTTTTATCTTTCTCCTAAAAGAAGAACTGATTTGCATGGTACTGCTTTTTGGAATCATCATATTCATGGAGAAAAACTTTTTGATAATTGCACAAATGAAGAGTATGACACTATGATTAAATTAGATTCAAATGATTTAACTAAGTGGAAACTAAGACAAGTTGTTGATTATAAGCCTAATAGATTAGTATCATACCCAGCAAATTATTTTCATAGTAAATACCCTAATGAGGGTTGGAAAGAAGGAAGAAAAGTTTTTGTAATGTTTTATAAATTTAAATGAAATGGATGTAAAAAAAATTAAACTTCAAATTATAAAAGCTGGAGAAAAAGCTGTTCAACAATTAATAAAAGTTGCTGAAGAGCAAATTATAAAGTATGGAGAAGATGATGAATTAGCAGCTGATAAATTAAAGAATGCTGCGGCAACTAAAAAATTAGCTATATTTGATGCTTTTGAAATACTAAAAAGAATTCAAGAAGAAAAAGACGAAATAGAAGGAGTGGATAATAAAACAAATAACGCGCCAAAAGGATTTGCTGAATCAAGATCAACATAAATTATATATAAAAATTGTAGACTTAATTCCTAATAATGTTTTAGCTACTAAAAATAAAGCTAAATCTTGGAAATATGGGTTTAATGAAAAATACGATATTGTTGTTATTTCTAAGTCTGGAAAAATAGGAGATATTATTTCTATTCAAGGATTAAGAATAGCTCTACCTCTTTTAGAAAAAGATATTTATATAAAAAGTAAAGTTTCTTCTGAACAATACTGGAAGGCTCAAGAAATACCAAAAGCTTTAACTAAAATAAAATCTATATTTCAATGGCATAATACGTCTTCTAGCTTTAAAAATCAATGGGTTGATTATATAGAAAAACAGTTTGATTACAGGGAAAAAGGTTACTGGTTTAAAAACAATGGCGTTCCAACTTATATAACTGGTTCTCATTGGATGTATATTCAGCACACAAAAATAGATGTAGGCCTTCCTGATTTTAGGGAAGCAAATAGAATATTTTTTATTCACTGGGAAGCTTGTAAAGCAGATAAAAGATCTTTCGGTAATGATTATTTAAAAATTAGAAGATCTGGTTTTTCTTATATGGGAAGTGAAGAATGCGCTAATATTGGAACAATAACTAAAGATGCTAGAATAGGTATTCTTTCTAAAACTGGAGCTGATGCTAAAAAAATGTTTACCGATAAGGTAGTTCCTATATCTAATAATTATCCTTTTTTCTTTAAGCCTATACAAGATGGTATGGATAAGCCTAAAACAGAATTAGCATACAGAGTACCTGCTTCTAAGATTACTAAAAAAAATATGTATGAGGATGAGGTTGATGAGGTTGAGGGTTTAGATACAACGATTGACTGGAAAAACACAGGAGACAATAGTTATGATGGGGAAAAATTAAAATTGTTAATTCATGATGAAAGTGGAAAGTGGGAAAAACCTAATAGTATAATAAAAAACTGGGGGATTACTAAAACTTGTTTGCGTTTAGGTAGTAAAATTATTGGCAAATGCATGATGGGATCAACATCAAATGCTTTAGATAAAGGAGGTGAAAACTTTAAAAAGCTTTACTATGATTCTGATGTTACTAAGCGTAATTCAAACGGTCAAACAAAAAGCGGATTATATAGTTTGTTTATTCCTATGGAATTTAACATGGAGGGGTTTATTGATAGATATGGAATGCCTGTTTTTTACACTCCTGAAAAACCTATAATTGGAATAGATGGGGAAATGATTACTCAAGGAGCTATTGATTATTGGCAAAACGAAGTAGATTCTTTGTCTAGTGATCCAGATGCGTTAAATGAATTCTACAGACAATTTCCTAGAACAGAATCTCATGCTTTTAGAGATGAAAGTAAACAGTCTTTGTTTAATCTTACTAAAATATATCAGCAAATTGATTATAATGATTCTTTAATGATAAAGCAGCATATGACTCAAGGTTCTTTTTCTTGGCATAATGGTGTTAAAGATACAAGGGTTATTTGGACTCCTGATAAAAGAGGAAGATTTTTTGTAACTTGGATACCTGAGAAATCATTAAGAAATCATGTTGTTATAAAAAACGGAAAAAAATATCCTGGGAACGAACACATTGGATCTTTTGGTTGTGATTCATATGATATTTCAGGTGTTGTTGTTGGTAAGGGATCTAACGGTTCTTTGCATGGTATGACTAAATTTAATATGGATACAGCTCCAAGCAATGAGTTTTTTTTAGAGTATATTGCTAGACCGCAAACAGCAGAGATTTTTTTTGAAGAAGTTTTGATGGCTTGTATATTTTATGGTATGCCTATTTTATGTGAAAACAATAAACCAAGATTATTGTATCATTTTAAAAATAGAGGTTATAGATCTTTTAGTATAAACAGACCAGACAAAACATTTAATAAGCTTTCTAAGACAGAAAGAGAGTTGGGTGGAATACCTAATTCTAGTGAGGATGTAAAGCAGTCTCATGCTTCTGCTATAGAGTCTTATATAGAAAAACATATTGGTTTAGATTTAGTTGGAAATTATAGAGATCCTGATGATATGGGAATAATGTATTTTCAAAAAACATTAGAGGATTGGGCAAAGTTTGATATAAATAATAGAACAAAATTTGATGCCTCTATTAGTTCAGGTTTAGCTATAATGGCTAATCAAAAACACCTATACACACCAGCTAAAGAAAAATCAAAAATAAGCATTAACTTTGCTAGATATAACAATAAAAATTCTATTAGTCAATTACTTAAATAAATGAAAGACGTAAAAATACAAGTTAACTCAGCTGCGTTTCCAGATCAATTTGCTTCTGATTCGGTAAAAGACACTATGGAGTATGGGTTGCAAATAGGACAGGCAATACAGTATGAATGGTTTAGAAGAGATGGAGGATCTTGTAGGTTTTATTCTCAATGGGCAGAGTTTAATAAATTGAGATTGTATGCTCGTGGAGAGCAGTCTATTGCAAAATACAAAAACGAAATTTCTGTTGATGGAGATTTATCTTATTTAAATTTAGATTGGACACCTGTTCCTATTATTCCTAAATTTGTAGATATTGTTGTAAACGGTATGAATGATAGGCTTTTTAAAATAAAAGCTACTGCTCAAGATGCTATGTCTGCCGAAAAGAGAAATCAGTTTCAAGAAATGATTCAAAGCGATATGATTGCAAAACCTTTGTTGCAACAGATAAATACTGACTTTGGAGTTGATGCTTTTCAAACAAGCGAAGATGAGTTGCCTGAAAATGATCAGGAGTTAGAGCTTTTTATGCAAATGAATTACAAGCCAGCTATTGAGATAGCTGAAGAAACTGCTATTGATACGATATTTTCTGCTAATCACTATAACGAAAGTAGAAAAAGAATTGATCTTGATATTACTACTTTAGGGATTGGTATTGGTAAACATATGTTTCTTCCTGGAGATGGTGTGAGGGTTGAGTATTGTGATCCAGCAAATATCGTTTACAGTTATACTGAAGATCCTTATTTTAAGGACACTTTTTATTGGGGTGAAATAAAAACAGTTCCAATTACAGAACTTATAAAAATTGATCCTACACTTACTAATGATGATTTAAGTGAGATTTCTAAATATAGCCAATCATGGTATGACTATTATGATGGCGCGGCAGCATACAACAACAGTATGTTTTCTAGAGATACCGCTACTTTGCTTTATTTTAATTACAAAACTACTCATTCTTTTGTTTACAAGAAAAAGAAAATGTCTGATGGAACATTTAAAGTAGTTCAAAAAGACGATCAATTTAATCCACCACAGGAAATGATGGATGAAGGAGATTTTGAGAAAGTGACTAAAAAAATTGATGTTTGGTATGATGGTGTGATGGTTATGGGTACTAATATTATGCTTCAGTGGAAGCTAGGAGAAAATATGGTAAGACCAAAATCTTCTAGTCAATATGCATACTCTAACTATGTAGCTTGTGCGCCTAAAATGTACAAAGGATCTCTAGAGTCTTTAGTTAGAAGGATGATTCCATTTGCAGATTTAATCCAAATGACTCATTTAAAAATACAACAAGTTGTTTCTCGTGTTGTACCTGATGGTGTTTTTATAGATGCAGATGGATTAAATGAGGTTGATCTTGGAACAGGTAACGCCTATAATCCTGAAGATGCTTTAAGGCTATACTTTCAAACAGGTAGTGTTATTGGTAGAAGTTATACTGGAGATGGAGAGTATAATAACGCAAGAGTTCCTATTCAGCAATTAACATCAAATAGTGGCGCTAGTAAGATGCAAATGCTTATTACTAACTACAATCATTATTTAGATATGATAAGGTCTGTAACAGGCTTAAATGAAGCGAGAGATGGATCTAGTCCTGATCCTAATTCTTTAGTAGGTGTTCAAAAATTAGCAGCTTTAAATTCTAATGTAGCTACTAGGCATATTTTAAATGCAAGTTTATACATAACAAAAACTTTAGCTGAATGTTTGTCGATTAGAACAGCAGATGTTTTAGAGTACGCAGACTTTAAAGATGAATTTGCTATGCAGATTGGTAAGTATAACTTAGGAATACTTGAAGATATTAAAAATCTATACTTGCATGACTTTGGTATTTTTATAGAAATGGCTCCAGATGAAGAAGAGAAAGCTATGTTAGAGCAAAATATTCAAATGGCATTATCTAAAATGGATATAAATCTTGAAGATGCTATTGATATTAGAGAACTTGCTAATATAAAAATGGCAAATCAATTGCTAAAAGTTAAGCGTAAGGCTAAACAAGAAATGGAGCAACAGCAAAAAGCTCAAGAACAGCAAATGGCTTCTCAGATGCAAATGCAGGCGCAGAAAGCCGCTGCTCAATTAGCGCAACAAACAGCTCAAGCTGAAATGCAATCTAAAATTGCTGTTAAAGAAGCTGAAACATCTTTTGATATTCAAAAACTCCAAACAGAGGCTGAATTAAAAAAACAATTAATGCAGGTTGAATTTGATATGCAAATGCAATTAAAAGGTGTTGAACAAGAAAATATATTATCTAGAGAGGATAACAGAGAGAAAGCTAAAAAAGAAAGGATTAATCAGCAATCAACAAATACTTCTAAAATAGCAGAGCAAAAGAAAAGAAATTTAACTTCAATAAACTTTGAATCTAATGAAGATAGTTTAGATGGATTTGATTTTGCAGAATTTAATCCAAGATAATTAGCTTAAATATATAATTAAATTAATACTAACTTTGTAAAAAATTAAATCAAATGAGTTTTGAAGTAAAATCAGTTGACGTAAATGTCGAAGAAAAATCAAGAGCGCAAGTTGAAGAGACTCTTTTAAAAAAACACGAAGAGCAATTTGAAAATACAGCAGATAAACCTGTTGATGATGGAATTGATCGTGTAAATTTTAGTAGTCAGGAAACCCAAAAAATAAAAGTAGAAGATACCCCTGTTGAAGAAACAGAGGTAAAATTAGAAGAAAATGACGTTCTTTTATATATTAAGAATAGATATGACAAGGATATAAATTCTGTTGATGAATTATTTGCGGAAAAAGAGGCAAATAAAGATTTACCAGAAGACGTATCTAAGTATTTAAAGTATAAGCAGGATACTGGTCGTGGCATTAATGACTTCATAAAGTTACAAGAAGACATTGATGAAATGGAGGATAATGCTATACTTACTAGCTATTATGAATCTACCGAAGAAGGGTTGGATCATCAAGATATCCAGGACATTATCGATGATAAATTTTTATATGATGAAGATTTAGATGATGAAAAAGATATTAGAAAAGCAAAATTAGCTAAAAAACGAGAGCTTGTAAAAGCTAAATCTTTTTTGAATGAGCAAAAAGATAAGTATAAAGTTCCTCTTGAGTCAAGTGGGGATGGATTATCTAAAGATCAACAAGAAAGTTATAATGCTTACAAGAAATCAGTCGAGGACTCTAAAAGTGTTGCGGAGCAAAACAAAAAGAAGTATGAATATTTTTTAAATAAAACCGAGTCGGTTTTTAACAATGATTTCAAAGGTTTTGAATTTTCAGTTGGTGATAAAAATATTTCTTTTAAACCAGGAGATGCACAAGAATTAAAAAATCGTCAAGCAGATGTCAATAATTTTATTGGCCAATTTATGGGAGATGATGGTTTAATATCCGATGCTGAGGGATATCATAAAGCACTAGCGGTGGCTATGAATCCTGATAAGTTTGCTAAACATTTTTACGAACAAGGTGTGGCTGCAACTATAGATAATGTTTCTAGAAAATCTAAGAACATAAATATGGATGTAAGACAGCAATCACAATCAGTTTCTAAAAATGGAATAACAATTAGACCTGTTAGCAGAAGTAACGATAATGGAAAGGGACTCAAAATTAGAAGTATTAAAAAACAATAAATTTTTAAATTATGGCAGTAAATGCAACACCAGGATTTGACTTGCAGCCAAGTGCGCAACAAACTCCTTTATCAACAAATTATATAAATAACTTTGATTTCTTGAATCAATATCTTCCAGATGTTTATGAGAAAGAATTCGAACGTTATGGAAACCGATCAGTAGCATCATTCTTGAGAATGGTAGGCGCTGAAATGCCTTCTAACTCTGACCTTATTAAATGGGCAGAACAAGGAAGACTACACACAAAGTACCAGGCAGTAACTTCAGCAGGAGCCGCTGGAGTTGACAATGCTGTTTGGACTATTCCTAACAACATCCAAAACTTTAACCCAGCATTAGGCGGAACATCTAACCAGGCAGCTTTTAGAGCAGGTCAAACAGTTATGATTTCTGACAATACAGTTGGTTCTGCTTTACAGAATAAAGGGATTATTACAGTAGCTCCTACGGCTGCTAATCCAAATCAAGTAACAATTGCATATTACGAAGCAGGTGGTCAGACTATGGCTGCTGGTGTTTCTTGTGATATCTTTATCTACGGTTCTGAATTTGCTAAAGGTGTAGAAGGAATGCAAGGTTCTTTAGAATCTGACGATTACTTTTTTCAAAACAAGCCAATTATAATCAAAGACAAATATGCTGTTTCTGGTTCTGATATGGCTCAAATTGGATGGGTAGAAGTTACATCTGAAAATGGCGCAAGCGGATACTTATGGTATATGAAATCTGAGCATGATACAAGACTTCGTTTTGAAGATTATTTAGAGACAGCAATGATTGAAGCAGTACCAGCAGCAGCAGGTTCTGGAGCAGGAGATTATCTTCAAGGTGTAGGTGCAGGATTAAGTGCAGCTGATTCTTCTGGATCAGAAGGTATTTTCTATGTAGTTGGAAACAGAGGTAATGTTTTTGGCGGTGGAAATCCAACAACTCTAGCTCAATTTGATAACATCATTCAAAGACTTGATAAGCAAGGATCTATTGAAGAAAACGTTATTTTTGTAGACAGACAATTTTCATTTGACATTGACGATATGTTAGCAGCACAAAACTCTTACGGAGCTGGTGGTACTTCATATGGTTTATTTGACAATGACAAGGACATGGCTCTAAATTTAGGTTTCACAGGATTCCGTAGAGGTTACGATTTTTACAAGTCTGACTGGAAATACTTAAACGATCCTACTATGAGAGGTGGTATAAACGCAGGTGCAGTAAACGGACTTTTAGTTCCAGCTGGATCTACAACTGTTTATGATCAAATCTTAGGTAAAAACGCTAAGAGACCATTCTTACACGTTAGATATAGAGCTTCAGAAACTGAAGACAGACGTTATAAGTCTTGGATCACTGGTTCTGCTGGTGGAGCAAAAACTTCTGACTTGGATGCAATGGAGGTAAACTTCTTGTCTGAAAGAGCTGTATGTACTTTAGGTGCAAACAACTTCTTCTTATTCCAAAAAGCGTAAGTAGTTATTATTAAAAGAGGGTGAACGGTATGCAGGCAAATGTTCCCTTAGTAACCCTCTTTTTTTTTTTTATATAAATCAAATCAAATTATATTATTATGAATAAAAAGAAACCAGAATTTAAGGCGAAAGCCTATCGTCTAACAGGAAACAAAGCGCCTTTGTCTTATATGTTATCCTCTAGACATTCAACAAGATCTCCTTTATTATATTTTGACGAAAAAGAAGGTACTAACAGACCTTTACGTTATTCAAGAAATCAAAAATCTCCTTTTGAAGATGAGCAAGATGGTAATGCTATTTTAGAACCTATTGTTTTTGAAGATGGAATGTTAACGGTTCCTAAAGAAAATCAAGTGTTACAAAAATTTCTTCATTTACATCCTAGTAATGGTAATGTGTTTCAAGAAATAAATAAAGAGCGAGATGCTAGTGCGGAACTAGAAGTTGTTGAAATGGAAATTGAAGCTCAAATAGAAGCTAAAAAAATTACAGCAGACATTAAAAAACTAACTCAAGTTTGTCGTGTATTAATGGGTAATGGAGTTGAAAACATGACATCTCCTGAACTTAAAAGAGATTTACTTGTGTATGCTAAACATAACCCAGAAGATTTCTTAGACACAATTAATGATCCTATGCTAGAACTTATGGATGATGTTCATCAGTTCTTTAATGCTACACTTTTAACTTTTAGAAATAACGGTAAAGATGTTTACTATAATCTTCCTAATAATAAAAAGAAAATGATGACTGTTCCCTTTGGAGAGGATCCTCATTTTATTGTAGGATCTTTTATGCAAAGTGATGAGGGATTAGAAGTTTATAAGCTTCTTAAAAATAAAATAAAATAAAACTTTAAGTAAACAATATTGTTTACTTTTTTAAGTACAATTTTATGTAATAGAATTGAAAATTAGCCGCCTTAAAAGGGTGGCTTTTTTTTATTATCTTTGTTTTTTATTAACCCATTAAAAACTTTTTATAAAATGGTAAAATTTCTTAAAATTACGAATGCTCCTATTACTGGTCAATTGATTAGTCTTGATGGAGTAAAAGCAGTTGCTACAGCAACAGCAACAGCAGTGGCAGTTACAATCGATTATGTTGATGGAACTACTACAACGGTAACAACAGATGCTCAAGTAGCTCACGATGTTTACGACTCTATATTAAACAATATGGAAGTAGCTTTAGCTACATCTTGGCAGAAGCCTTATTTTGAAGTGTCACTTCCAAAAGCAGTAACAAGTATAGTTAATGCATAACGCATTTAGTTAAACTATTAAAGAGAGGTTCTAAAAAAATAGAGCCTCTTTTTTTTTTGCTATCTTTGTGAAAAGAATTAATTATGCCAATAAATGATGTAAGAAATACGGTATTAGCGATAGCTAATAAAAACAACTATGGATATATTTCTCCGCAAGATTTTAATTTGTATGCACAACAATCTCAAATGGATATATTTGAAGATTACTTTTATCAATACAACGCTCAGCTTACTAAAGAGAATCAGCGTATGTCAGGTACTGGATATGCAGATATTACAAAAGGATTAATTGAGGTAATTGATTATTTTTCTGTAACAAGACCTTTGTCTTTAAGTACGACTCCTCCAACTTTAAGTAATGTCTATTATTTGCCTTCACAAGCAACTACTGGTAGTGATTATTATTTAATGAATAAAGTTTTAGTTTACACTACATTATTAGCTTCAGGGAAAACTACAGGTACTTCAGGTGGTAATAATGCGATAATAGATGCTAACGCTACGTTTATAACAAGCGGTGTAAAAGTAGGTAGTACAGTATCTTTAGTAAAAAACGGTATAACTCAATACGTTACTGTTACACAAGTTCAAAGTGAAAACAAATTAGTTACAACTGACAGCATCAACAACACTGTTGTGTGGGATGCACTTCTTATTTCTTATAATATTTATAATTCAAGTGGAATTCAAGAAGCAGAAAAGGTTACTCATAGTAAAATAACTATGTTAAATAATTCTACACTTACAGCTCCATCAATAGGTTACCCTGCTTATTTAGAAGAAGGTTTAATATTGACCGCTTTTCCAGATAGCATAAATAATATGGGTAGAGTTTTTTCTCAGTATATTAGATACCCTTATACTCCAAAATGGACTTATGTTTCAATAACTTTAGGAGAGCCTATATTTGATGCC